ACGTGCAGCTATAAACTTCCTTCGTGGTCTTCGTGACATGATGAAGGGAAACTCCAAGAAAGGAGTCAATATGACTGTAAAGTGGGACGGAGCTCCTGCTATCTTCTGTGGTTTACACCCCGAAACAAATCAATTCTTTGTTGCAAAGAAATCACTCTTCAACAAGGAACCTAAATATTACACATCCGAACAAGCTATCAAAGATGCAGATGAACTTAGTGGAGATTTAGAAACTAAGTTCATTGAATCATACAAACACTTATCTAAACTAACGTGGACTAATGTCATGCAAGGTGACCTAATGTTTACAGAGAGTGACAAGAAAGATAAGAACATCGATGGTACAGACTGTATCACTTTCCAACCCAACACTATCTTATATGCAGTAGATAAAACTTCTGAATTAGGTAAAACTATTGCAGATGCAAAATATGGTATTGTATTCCACACTACTTACAGTGGTGACACTATAGAAGACCTATCTGCATCATTCGGTGCAAACACAAATTCGTTAGGTTCAAACAGAGATGTGTGGATAGACGATGCATCATATAAGGATGAGAGTGGTAAGTCATCGATGACTGCAAAAGAAACACTTGAACTTTCTAAACACCTTACACTTACAGGTAAGAACTTCCATAAGATAAAAAGAAAAGACTTAACCAAGTTCAATAAAGTTCAACAAGAATTCATGAACAAAGGTATGGCAGGTGCATCATATAAGACATACTGCAATGCAATGATTCGAACAGGTAAATATAATCCTACTACACTTGGATATCTCAAACACGTAGAGGACAAGTGGAATGCAAAAATCAAAACCTACAAACAAGAAAAGACTGTAAAACAAAAAACTGAAATCAGAGACCAATTACTAAGAGAACTAAAATCACTCAAAAGAATGATTGATGGACTTACTGCATTCCAAAAAGGTTTGATGGATGCAAAACAATCAATCATTGTTGCACTCAACAGAGTCAAGAGTATTGGTACTTTTGTAAAAACTGATACAGGTTATAAGGTTGTAAACCCTGAGGGTTATGTTGCAATCGACAGAGATGGTAAAGCTGTTAAGTTAGTAGACCGTATGGAGTTCTCACTAAATAACTTTACAGTTGCAAAAAACTGGGACAAATAATGAAGAATTTTAAATCATTTTTATCAGAGGCAAAAAGTAGTCCAGCAGTGTTTACTTTTGGTCGTTTTAATCCACCTACAAATGGACACGAAAAACTTGTAGACCGAATGGTCAAAGTGTCAAAGTCAGTAGGAGGAGACCCTATTCTATTTTCATCACACTCTAGTGATAAGGTAAAGAATCCGCTAAACCACAGAGACAAAGTTAAGTTCTTGAAAGCTTTCTTTGGTAAAAAAGTAAACGTAGTCAACGAAGACGTAAAACAAATATTTCAAATCCTAGTGTTCCTATACGACAAAGGATATAGAAACATAGTCATGATTGTAGGGTCAGATAGAATTGCAGAATTCAAAAACATAATTACAAAGTATAACAGTGTAAAAGGTAGACACGGTTTCTATAAGTTTGATGACATTGCAGTTGTATCAGCAGGAGAAAGAGACCCCGATGCAGATGACGTAAGTGGAATGTCTGCATCTAAGATGAGAATGTTTGCAGAGAAAGGTGACTTCGATTCATTCAAGGAAGGTGTTCCATCCACAGGTAAAAGAATTGCAAAAAAATTGTATGATGCAGTCCGTAAGGGAATGGGTATCAAAGAAGTTACTGAGTTACCACACTACATGATTAAGGATATGTTAAACGAGGGAGTGTTAACAGAGGGAGTGTACGACCAAGGTATCTTTAAGGCAGTGTTCCTCATGGGTGGGCCAGGTTCAGGTAAGTCAACTGTAGTTGATAAACTTGCACTTCCATCACTAGGATTAAAATTGGTAAACACTGATAGAGCATTTGAGAATGGTCTGAAGAAAGCAGGTATGTCATTGGATTTAAGAAAAGCATCTGATGATGACTATGCACCTATCAGAGCAAAGGCAAAGAAGATTACAGGTAAACAAATGGGTGCATATATCAATGCAAGATTAGGAATGATATTTGACACTACAGCTGCAAAGAAATCTAAGATTCAAAATTATAAAGATTTACTTGACCAAGCAGGATATGAATACAAAATGGTCTATGTAAAAACATCACTTAAAAATGCACTCAAGAGAAACGATGCAAGAGAGAGAAAACTCAGAGATGATATAGTCGTAGGTGATTGGAAAAATGCAGAAGCAAACGCAAAACAATTTAAACAGATGTTTGGAAAAGACTTCATTGAAGTAGTCAATGATGATGACCTTGCATCATTAGACACAAAGGTGAATAAACTGTTTGGTAAAATGATGACATGGGCATCTAAGTTCCCTACAAACAGTAAAGCACAAGAGTGGAAACAAGCAGAACTCACTAGAAAAAAACGATAAATAGTAGTATGTTAGATTTAATCCGAGAAAAAATAAAGACTGCACAAGACAAAGACGTTGAGGACAAGAAAGGTACTCAACCTAAAAGGTATTACGCTGCAGATGCAGACGGTGATAAGATGTCTAAAAAGACAAAAGAGAAACGTGCAGCTCATTTTGCAAAACACGGAAAGAAAGATGACGATGACCCAAGTGCATATAAGAAAGCACCTGGCGATGCAAAGGCAGACACCAAACCATCACAATACACTAAACAATATAAGAAGATGTTTGGTGAAGAACAATACACGGACTTAGAAGAAGGTAAACTTGTCGGTAACACTGGTTTCATAATTGATACACTCGCAGGTATGGTCAAGAAAGAAGTCGGTAAAGAGATGCAGAAAAGTAGAGAAAAGGGTGTAGTGTTAATGAATAAACTTGCACGAATGATAGGTGCAAGTGTATCAATGTCACACAAGAGACCAAAGAGTGACCTATTCATCAAATCAAGTTATGCATTCGTAAATGACGGAGAACCTATCGTCCAAGGTGAATCAGTAGAAGAGGAACTAAAGAGAGGTGATAGAAGTTATCTTGAGAAAAGAATCAAGATGTTAGACCAACTTCAAGATAAGATTATCAGAATGAATGACCTTGATAGAGAATACAAACAGAAAGCAAACAAGGCAGTAGGACTAGCAAAATTTGCAGTAGAAGACTTACTCGAAGAAAGTGTTGATGAAGCATGTTGGGATGGGTACACACAAAAAGGTATGAAAAAGAAAGGGGACAAGATGGTTCCTAATTGTGTTCCAGTCAACGAATTAAATTCGAAACAAATCAAACAAAAATTATCAAAGATTAAAGGCATTACTAAAGACCAACTTGCAACACTATCTGCAATGAGTCCAAGTACACTACAAATTATAATCAATCAATTATCGACAATGGTAATGGGTGAAAAATTAGACCCAAAGAAAGACGATGTAGGTGATTATGTAGATGACTTTAGAAAATCTGATGCACCACAGTTTAAAGGTAAGTCAGACAAAAAAATTCAGAAGATGGCAGTAGCAGCTTATCTTGATGCAAAGGAGAAAAAATGAGTGGTAACAAACACGACAACGGTGTACACGAGATAGGTACCGAAGAAATGAAAAAAGCATACATGGAAGATACACCTGGCCAAATGGTGGAGAGATATATCAATGAAGCAAAGAAGAAGAACGATGATGTAAAACAAAAGTTACACTTCGGTCAGAAGTTTGATAATCCTTTGAAAGGTTTTCCATATAACGAATCAGTAGAGGTAGACGATGGTTTACCTGAAATGGAAGATATTGCAGAAGCAAAAATGGTTATATCTACACCTATGTATAATGCAATCATGAAAATGGGGTTACCTCAGTTGATGAAGAAACATGATGCATATGTCAACAAAAAAGAAACAGATAAAAAACACACAACACTCTCTACACCAAGTGCTGGTTTTGGTAGTGAACTATCAAAAATGATTAAGAAGAATGCTTCAAAACTCAAGAAAATGTTACCTGAAGAAAATATCGAAGAGGCAGTATCACCAGCTCAACAAGCTGCAATTGCAATCTCTAAGAAAGAGAAAGGTGAAAAACCTCTAGAAGAAGATTCATTCGAAGAGAAATCAAAGAAAAGTGGTATAAGTGTTGCAACACTTAAGAAAGTGTACAAACGTGGAGTCGCTGCATGGAAGACAGGACACAGGCCAGGGACAACACCTGAACAGTGGGGACACGCAAGAGTGAATGCATTTATCGTCAAGAAGAAAAAAGGAAATCTAAACCACGATAAGGATTTGGCATGAAGACATTGAGAGAACAAGCAGTCGAAGTCGTTTTACTTGATTTACAAGAGACTAAGACTAACATATTAGACAACCCTTACAGACTGGGTTCTACTATGTACTTTGAGGTTATCAAAGAAGCTATCAGACTTGCAAAAGAAGATAGATACAGATTAACAGAAGTTGACAAGATGATTATCGAAACAGACATCGGTCAATTTGACATTTTTGAAGGAGAACTTGTACCATTGGATTGTCCTATGGAAGAGACAGAACCTTCAATATTTGAAAAGTTAAATCTTAAAGGTTTAACAAACGAAGAAAAAGACGAGAAAGAGAAGGAACTTAACAAACCTAAAAGAGGTGGTGCTAAGAAGTTTTACGTATATGTAAAAGACCCTTCTTCAGGAAACGTTAAGAAAGTTAGTTTTGGTGCAAAAGACGGAGGGAGTAATATATCAGTTAAGTTAGATGACCCTGAAGCAAGAAAATCCTTTGCAGCGAGACATAATTGTTCATCCCAAAATGATAAAACTACACCTGCCTATTGGAGTTGCAGACT